TTATTCTAAGATATTTCGCATATGTTCCTCGAATTTGGTCATTGCTTCTTGATCTAACTTCTTACTAATGTGGGAATATACATCAGCAGTAATTTGCATACTACCATGTCCAAGACGTTCTTGTAAATACTTCATACTTGCCCCAGCTTCAAGTTGTAATACAGCATGTGTATGACGTAATGAATGAATAGGTAATGATGGTAAATTTGCTTTTTTTAAAATTCTAGAGAAAGAATTGAAAAGGCTGGACTTAGGTATATAATTTCCATCATTTCTACAGAAAACTAAATTCAATTCAAAGTAGTAGCAATCATTTAATGCGATTTTATTCTGGTTTTGATATTTCTGGTGAAAGCGTAAATCGCTTGTAAGTCCTTCACTAATAGTGATAACGCGCTTTGAATTATAGTTTTTTGTATCTCCAAACATCATTTCAGGATTTTTAGAGGCTAATCTAAAATCTAATGACTTGTTAATAGTGATAGTTTTTTCTTTTAAATCGATATCAGTCCATTGTAATGCTGCAGCTTCTCCTTTTCGCATTCCCGTTTCAATAAGAGCTTTGTAAAAAATCCAATAAATATAATCATATTTATAAGCTTCCCTCAAAAAGTCAGCGATTCGATCTGATTCAATAAATTTCACCTCAGGCTCTTTTGCTTTAACTTTTATTTCTACTCCTATACAAGGATTTTTAGGTATTTTCTCCAGAATTATAGCTTTTTCCATAGCGTTATTCATAGTTCCATGGACAATTTCAATAGTACGTCTACTGTAGCCGTTATCCGCTAGCGAGTTAATAAATTTTTGGTATAAAACTGGTTTGAAATCTTTTAAAAGAATATTTTTGAAATAAGGAATAATATGCTTTTCTACATTGTTCTGATGAGAGAGAAATGTATTTGTTGCTACTGTTCCTTTTTTATATTCGTTTAGCCATGTAATGAGGTATTCTTTCATGGATTCGTCAGTTGGATTGGTTCCTTCACGTAGCTGCCTTTCTAATTCTTCGGCGGCTATTTTGGCTTCCGCTTTACTAGTAAATCCTTTTTTTGATTTCTCTTTAAACTTTTGAGTAATTAAATCTTTATATCTTATTCGATATTCCCAAAAATCTTTATTCGACCCTTTTTTTTTATATTTATGGAAACTAGCCATAAGTTAGCTCCTTTCTTTTTTGTTTAAAAAGAGTAGACCGTCGTCTACTCTTTGATGTTAAATTGCTAGCGCTAGAAATTTAAAGATCTCTTGTAAATCTTATTGCTTTTCCAATTATTCGAGCGGGAGTACTTGCTGTAATGATTAAAGGTTCAAATGAAGGGTTGTCAGGCATTAATATTATGGCGCTCCCTTGTTTTTTGACCCTTTTTAAAGTTGCTTCAGTATCTCCATTAACTTGAACAGCGGCTATTTCTCCGTTTTCCACATCATCTTGTTTTCTAATTAAAACAAAAGCTCCATTAGGTATAGTAGGTTCCATTGAATTACCTTTAGCTTCTAGGTAATATACTTCACCTCGTGGTAGAATATCCGGTACTTCATAACGGTATCCTTCAAAGTTTTCTTCAGCACATATAGGTGATCCACAAGCAATCTTTCCTAAAATGGGTACTTTTACTGGTTGAATAGGAGCTTCGTATATATTTGAAGGTTTATCTTCAGTTAAGTCAGATCTATTGATTCTGAAATAATCAGCTAACATTTGTATTTTATCAGGCCTTGGATATGTTTTAGCCTTAAACCAATTAGAAACTGTTGTTTCCGGTAAGTCTAATTCTTTGGCTATATCTGATTGGAAAACACCTTTTTTACTAGTGTGCTTTTTTAAGTTGCTCGCCATGATATCTTTCATTTGCTGTTGGCTACTCATTAATATCACCTCGCTTTCTAATATTATTTTACCGTTTTTCGGTAGTTGTGTAAAGGGGTTAAGTACTTTTAAAAGGTATTTTTTATACTTTTCAGTATTGACTATACCGTTAAAAGGTAGTATATTGGGTGTAGAAATTAACAGAAGGGGGTAATTTCATGTTTCAGATAACATTAAAAGCGGCTAGAGTTAATGCTGAATTAAGACAGGAAGAAGCTGCGAAATTGCTTAATGTTACTGGTAAAACGCTTCGGAATTACGAACAAGGTATTACAGCTATTCCGGGTCACGTTTTGAAGAAAGCATCCATAGTATACAAAATATCATCTGATTGTATTCGATTACCTATCATTAATGATGGAAAGTATGATGATGATTTTTTTTAACTGACACTACCGTTTAAAGGTATTTGAGTATCGGGAAAGAAGGTGGCAACATGCTTAATATTCAACTCGATAACCAAATTATCGAGCAACGCTTTATTGAAGAATTAAGGAAGCGTTTAGATCAAATTGAGCGGAGAAAAACTCTGTGGGATATGAAAGAACTTTGTAAACAAACAAGCATGAGTGAAAACACCATCAAAGAGAAGTTCTTCTATGATGAACGTTTTCCGAAATACAAAATAGGTGGGAAATGGTACTTTCCAGCAGTAGAAACCGAATGCTTTTTACTGATGTGGATAAAGGAACAGCCAATACATTGATACATAAGGGGTTTATTTTTTTGCCTGTAAAATGTCGAAAAATGAAGTCGTTATTTATCAAAATAAACGAGGTATGGTGAGAAATATGAACGGAGTGTTCACAGCAAGTAAATTAATGAAAGCATCAGAAGTTGTAAAAAGATGTGCAGAAACGAGAAAGCATCCAGCAATGTTGCTAATTACTGAAATTGAAGCAAAGCGCAAGATGTACGAAATGAACCGTAAGGTTTCATCTCGAAGGGAGGTGAGTTAATTGAAGGAAGCAACTGATCATCCGATTGAAGATATGTTTGGTGATGAAATTTTAAGTGGTGAAACGTACTTTGTGTTCGGTGAACATATCGTACTTGAAGAAAATTTAAAGTCGTACTTAATTGAGAAACAAAATGTTGAATGCTTTCAAGCGCAATAAAAAACCACCTGCGCCAACAGGTGATTTAGAAAATAAAATCCACAGTCATTATAGCATGAAATTTGGTGATGTAAATGAAACTATTTCCGCACCAAGATAGAGCGTTAAACGATACATATGAACATAATCGTGTTGCGTACTACCTTGATATGGGGCTAGGAAAGACCTTTGTAGGCTCTGAAAAGATGTGGGAACTAAATACACCATATAACTTATTAATCTGTCAAAAGTCTAAAATAGACGACTGGAAAGAGCATTTTGAACAACATTATGATTACGAGGTAATTGTTTTTGATAAACAACGCATGGGAGATATTCCGGAAGAAAGTGTTCTAATCGTCAATTATGAGCGGGCTTGGAGACGTGATGAGTTATTGAAGCTAAATAACTTCACACTCATGTTGGACGAGTCTTCAAAAATTAAAAACGATAAGTCCAAACAAACGAAATTCATTTTGAAATTGAATGCAGAAAACATCATATTGCTATCAGGAACACCGACAGGTGGAAAGTATGAAGAATTATGGTCACAACTTCACTTGTTAGGTTGGAAGATTACTCAAAAGTTGTTTTTAAAACAATTTGTGGTCCAAGAGTGGGACGACAGAAACAGTAAGTACAAAATCACCGGTTATAAAAATGTCGACCGTTTAAAAGCGAAATTAAAGCAATACGGTGCGGTGTTCATGAAGACTGAAGAAGTATTTGATTTACCAGAAGCAACGGATGTGAAAGTAAAAATACCTGGTACCAAATTGTATAAGGAATTTAAGAAACATCACATTGTTGAAATTGGCGAAGGATTACTTCTCGGTGATACACCTGCAGCTAAGAAATTGTATTTACGACAATTAGCCGGCAGTTATAACGAAAGCAAATTGCAGTATGTAAAAGACCTGGTTGAAAGCACGAATGACCGAATTATTATCTTTTACAACTTTAAAAAAGAATATGAAGCATTAGTGGATCTAATTGAAAAACCAATTAGTACAGTTAACGGGGATCTCAAGGATTTAAGCGCATATGAGAAATTTGAAAACAGTGTAACTTTGATTCAATATCAAGCTGGAGCAATGGGATTGAACTTGCAAAAATCCAATAAGATTGTTTATTTTACCCTGACAGATAAGAGTGAACTGTTTGAGCAAAGTAAGAAACGAACACATCGTATTGGACAAGAAAGGCCTTGTTTCTATTACTACTTGCTTACAGATGGATCGATAGAATGGCGCATGTTAGATGTACTAAAAGAGCGCAAGGATTACACAGATGCGTTATTTGAGAAGGAGGAAGATACAAATGAATGAAGTACAAGCTTTTGAAAATAAATATTTAGCGGTTATGACCGCAATTGCTATTCATACACAACAAGAAAAGAATCTTGCAGCACAGTCTAAAAAGTTAAAGGAAGAACTTGAAAAAGCAATGGACGAACATGGTATTACGTCTATTGATAACGATCTAATCAAGATTACTAGAGTTGAAGCTACTACTTCAACATCGCTAGATGTAACGAAATTAAAAGCTGAAGAACCACAGTTATATGGAGAGTTAATTGGTGATTATCCGAAAGTATCGAACAGAAAAGCCCATGTGAAGTTTACGGTGAAGTAAATGAGTGAGTCAGCGTTTCAAAAACAAGTCATTAAGTTTTTAAAAGAAAAAGATGTTTGGCACGTAAAGTATTGGGCTGGTAGTCAGTACACCAAAGAAGGTATTCCAGACATCCTAGCGTGTATCGATGGAGTGTTTCATGGAATCGAATTAAAAACGGATGTTGGTGTGCCTAGCAAATTACAACTGTATAACATTCGCAAGATAAATGATTCAGGCGGTGAAGCTTACATTTTAAGGCCGAAGGACTTTGAGTCGTGGAAAGAAAGGTGGTTTAAGTGACACAGTACTCTTACTCACGAGTATCACTATTCAATGATTGTCCATATCATTTTGGATTAAGATACATCGATAAACTCACAGAAATTCCTGATTTAACAAGGGCTGATAATGCTTTAATCATTGGCCATGCATTACATACAGGAATTGAACATGATGTAGAAACAGCGTTAAACGAATACTATAATTCATTTCCAGTAATGAACGATGCGATTGTAGAAGAATCTATGAAACTTGAAATTTTGATTCCAAAAGTACATGAGTTTCTTAATAAGAATTTTGAAGGTTGCGAGCTGATCCATGAGTACAAAATTGATAAACCTAACTACATTGGATTTGTTGATTTAATTGTAAAAGCTCCTGATGGTACCTGTATGGTAGTTGATTTTAAGTATTCCAATCACATCAAGAACTATATGGACAGTGCTCAATTACACATATATAGGGATTACTTGAAGCAAGATGGATTCAATGTTGAAAGACTAGCATACTTGTTTGTTCCTAAAACGAGTATTAAGCAAAAGCAAGATGAAGATTTACACACGTTTAGAAAACGGTTGGTTCAAGCAGTTGAAGAATCAAACCTTACTTTTGTACCAATTGAGTTCGATGAAATGAAGACAATTTATTTTCTGAATAACATTGATGAAATTGAACAAACAAAAGACTTTTCCAAACGTAATGCAAGTAAAAACTGTTTCGCTTGTAACCCACGATTCAGACCAAATTATTTAGAAACAATTGAAAATGCCAAAGGAGAGATTGAAATGATTTTACCTAAAAATGAACGTCGTGAAAGAAAGATTGATACGAAGCCGGACTTATGGATCTATGCTGATAGCTACACTGGTAAAAGTACCTTTGTAGATAAAGTTGAAAACGTATTGTTCTTAAATACGGATGGTAATACAGATAACACAACTGCACCTGTTATTTCAATTAAAGATGAAGTAACGAAAAAGGGCCGTGTTACCAATCGTAAATTAGCTTGGGACTTATTCTTGGATGTAGTTGCTGAATTAGAAGCTGAAGACAATGATTTTGAAGCAGTATCAATTGATTTGGTTGAAGACCTTTATGAACATTGCCGTGTGTATGTATTTGATAAAAACGGATGGGAACATGAGTCAGATGGATCTTACGGCAAAGGTTGGTCAATGGTAACAACTGAATTTAATAATGCCATGAAACGTTTGAAGGCATTAGGTTACCAAATCATTTATATCAGTAAAGAAAAAGTTGAAGAGTACACGCTTAAAGGTGGAGCGAAGCGTACAACATTCAAACCAAATATCAATGATAAAGTAGCGAATTTCCTTTCTGGAACAGTTGATTTAACATTGCGTGCTTATGTAGATGCTGACGATAAACGATTCTTGCAGCTTGCAAAGAAACAAAATGTATTCGGTGGCGGTCGTTATGACTTCCAAGTGGATACAATCCCATTAGATATGGAAGCATTCATTGAAGAGTTAACTGCAGCGCAAGGAGATACTGCAGGTGAAAATGAAAAGCCAAAACGTGAGCGTAAGAAAAAAGAAAAACCACAAGATGAAGAAAATGTGGCAAAAAAAACTATGTACTTCCAACATGAAGGATCTGAAGATTTTGTTGTAGTTAAAAAGGGTGAGTCATTAGATTTCTTAGAGGATGACATTTTTGATGAACGTACTAAAAAGGAGTATGAAAAATGGCTTGCTGAAAATGAAGAAGAGTCTGCAGATGATGAACCAGAAGAAAAACCGAAGCGTGAACGTCGTTCTCGTAAAATTAAAGAAGAAAGTGAAGAACCTGCAGCAGAAGAAAAAACAAAACGCCAACGTCGACAACGTAAGACGGTTGAAGATGATACACCGCCAGGTGAAGCCGATGGTAATGCACCAACTGAAGAGGAAGCGCCAAAACGTAGAACTAGAAGAAAGAGAGGAGAATAATCATGGCAGTAAAAGAACTGAATTCAAAAGAAAAACATTATGCAGATACTCGTGAAGAAGCAGAAGAAATCGTTGAGGAAGCGAAAGATGATGTGTATTTAACATCATTCCAAATCAGTGAAAAGCACAACAAATACGGTACTTACTTCTTGGTGGATTTAGCTTTTAGTTATAATACACCGCGTGAAATTATGGAAAGCGCTGCAGCTAGGAAAGAAGTAGAAGAACATGGTGGACCACATGAAGGTGTGGAATACAGTGTTAATCCGGATGGGACGACGGAAGTTGTTCCTGGGCAATTAGAAATGGATGAACTAAATGAAAACGAAGGAGACGAAGAATAATGGCAGAGAAAAAATTTGACTGGGGTAAATTTGATAAGAAAGTAGATTTAGAAGCGTTAGCTGCAGATGTGCAGGAAGTAGAAGAAAACGGCGGTGGAGGTGATTTCGAACCGCTTCCAGATGGCCAATATGAAGTAGTTGTTGAAAAATTAGAGCTTACTGAATCAAAAAAAGGTGATCCAATGCTTACGATTTGGTTCAAGATTGTGGAAGGTGATTATGAAGGACAACGTCTCTTCTATAATAAGGTAATGCAGCCACAAAATGATAAGGCGTTTGGATTCCAGGTCCACCAAAATAACGAAATGTTACGTGCGTTATGGGACTGTGATAAAGATGATGTTAAGTTTACTAGCTTTGGAGAGTATGCGGATCTAGTACTTGATATTCATGAAGACATCGATGGTCAATTTGAATACTTATTAAGCAAAGAAACAGATAAAAATGACTTTGACCAATTCAAGATTTTAGAAGTGTTTGAAGTTGAATAAATGAATAAGGGGAGCCGATGAGCTCCCTATTATTTTGAGGTGATAAAGATGAATATGGGTTTTTAATTATTGAACAAACAAATGGTTCAATATGTCAGTATGAATGCCTTCCTGGCACATTCTTGTTGAATCATGTGCAGTGGATGGATCAGGATTTACATTGGTTAAGTTTTGGATTGTTCCACCACCCATTGTTAAAATTGCATCAAACTCTAGTAAACCTGAACAATCTTTATGTTCGGTATCATATTCGCAACCCACACCATGAAATATCTTTCTTCTATATTTCGCTTGGTAAGGTAATTTAATATGACATGATATCTTTAGATTCCAAGGGTCATTTTCATTTTCAACGTGTACAGTGATTTCTGAAGTACTTGTCTGTCCTTCAGCCCATCTTTCGTTACCATGGCAATAAGGAATTCCTAAGCGATTACGACGAGTTACATCATCTTCATGATCTGCAAAAGGTTTGTTATTCAGTTTGTTAGATAAATTCACAATTATTTGTTGAGTATCCATTGATTAAAACCACCTTTTCATAATTTTGTTCAATACTATGATGTCAGTCTATAAAGACTTTATTCAATTTCGTTATTGATAAAATTAAAAGTAATAATAATGAAAATTATTTATAGTCATTTAAATGAACAGGAAGTGACAGCATGCTCTTTTACGATTTTGAAGTGTTCGCAAATGATTGGTTAGTAGTTATTGCAGATACCGACACTCAGTCGGAAAAAGTATTTGTTAATAATGAACAAGCATTAATTGATTATTATCATGAGCATAAAAATGACATATGGATTGGTTACAATTCAAGACATTATGACCAATTTATTTTAAAAGCAATTATATGTGGGTTTACACCACAGGCTATCAATGAATGGATTATTATAGATCATCAACCAGGATGGAAGTTTTATAAAGACTTTTGGAAAATACAGCTTTATAACTTTGATGTTATGACGAATAAGTTTCGCTCTTTGAAACAATTAGAAGGATTTCAAGGTCATGATATTCGTGAAACGTCAGTGTCATTCAATATAAGCCGGGAATTAACAGAAGAAGAAATTGAAGAAGTTATTAAATATTGTCGTCATGATGTACATGAAACAATGCACATTTTCATGGAGACAATTACAGAATTTGAATCACAAGTTGAGCTATTAAAAATGTTTAATCTTCCATTAAGAAACATTTCGAAAACGAAAGCTCAATTAAGTGCATTTATCCTGGATGCAAAACAACCTGCCGTTCCAAGGGATGACGAGTTTAATTTTACGTTTCCAGACACATTACAAATTAATAAATACACTGAAGTCCTGGACTTCTATAAAGAAAATAAAGATTACAACAAGGTTTTAGAATTAAACGTTGCTGGTGTACCACACTTGTTTGCATGGGGTGGTTTGCATGGTGCAAGAAATAATTATTACGGTGAAGGGCACTTTCTTAATATCGATGTGGCCAGTTATTATCCGGCACTTATGATTGAATATGATTATTTGTCCAGGAACGTAAAAGACCCTGCTAAGTTCCGTGAAGTTCGTGATACAAGACTTAAATACAAGGCTGCTAAAGATAAACGTCAGGCTCCACTAAAGATTGTAATTAATGGTACATATGGAGCAATGAAAGATAAATATAATGGGCTTTATGACCCACTTATGGCCAACAATGTTTGTATTGGGGGAATGACATTGCTCCTGGATCTAATTGAAAAGCTTGAACCATATTGTGAAGTTATCCAATCAAACACCGACGGTGTCCTAGTTAAATTACGTCATTACAATGATTATGATTTAATCGATGATATTTGTTATGAGTGGGAACAACGTACAAAGATGGAATTAGAGTTTGATGAATTTGTAAAAGTAATTCAGAAGGACGTAAATAACTATATCTTAGTTGATGCTGAAGGTAACTATAAATCAAAGGGTGCGTACGTAAAGAAGTTAAATCCACTTGATTATGATTTACCAATTGTAAATGAAGCGGTCGTGAATTATTCCGTAAAGGGCATTGATCCGGAGGAAACAATATTTAATTGTACTGAGTTAGTGAAGTTCCAAAAGATTGTAAAGATTAGTAGTAAGTACAGCTATGCACGATATGGTACAAGAAGGATGAACGAAAAAGTATTTCGGGTGTTTGCAAGTGTAGCCGAAAATGATAAACAGTTATGCAAAGTAAAAGAAGGTATTGCTGAGAAAATAGCATATGTCCCGGAAAGGTGTTTCATCATAAATGATGATTTGGATGGGAAAGAAATCCCATCCAAATTAGATTACTGGTGGTACTGGACTTTGGCTAATAAAAGAATTGATGATTTTTTTGGGGAATAATTACTGTTATTTAACAGTATCTCTTTTCTCGATACCAGCTCTTATACCAGGTGGTATTGCATCAAACATAGTGTCAACTTTTTTTGGAAGAGTAATCATATGTTCGACGACTAAATTGATTAGTTCTAATAAAAACTTTGGTATCTCAGGGTTTTCATCTAAGTTTATGATTCCAGAATGAGCGCCTGAATTACCATAGGTTCTAATTATATCTAGCATTCTTCCTACATGTGCACTAACCTTTCCCTCTGATATAACTTTACCGATTTTGTCGTTTAAAGAACCTTTTTCATACCCAAGATGTTTGAGTAGATTTTCTAGTGTCAGTCTAGATAATGCAGCTGATGAGCCTAGAGATAGATGCATTACTGAACCAGCTTCTTTAAAAGTTTTTCTGATATGGTCAGGCATATCTTCATGTGGTTGGGGATAATCCGAAGAATTGCTAGGATATACTTGTATTTCCTCAGCGTTTAGGGACTTTAACCAATATGTACTAGAATCACATTTATTACAAGTGGATAAAATAACACCTCTTAAATTGAAATGATGAAAAGGATTCTTATCTTCTGCTAGCTCAGTACTTGTAGAGGAGATTATTGACTCAGGATTAATTTGCTTACTTTTGCCTCGAGGAAAGTTTGGACCGTATATATACTTCCAACCTTGTGAAGAAATTTGATAACAATGTGGACATGTGAAAGTCGGATGTTTATCTTGGTTTTCAAATAAATAGTTAGACATTGAAAAATACCTCCAATTTTTTTTACTTAATTTTACCATAAAGGTAGGTGATGAACATGTACAAAGGTTATTTAAAAGGTAATGGGAAACATGCTGCAAGTAAGTTTAAAGATGGGGCAAAACTATTATCCTATCATACAGCAAGAAAAGAAGATTCATTTGTTGGTATTCTGGATGATGAATATATCATGGTTGATGTTGATGATATTGCTGAAGCTGAAACATTATTGGATATTATCGAAGATAAGAACATTAATTGTTCTGTATTAGAAACGACAAACGGCATGCATTTTTATTTCAAAGGATATGATATAACGGCCAATAAAATAAAATGGTTCTCCAATATTGGTATTCTTTGTGATTATAAATTAGGTATTAAGAACACCGCTGATCCAATTAAGATTGATGGTAAAACTCGTAAATGGTTAAGAAAATGTACAAATCATGATTCATTGCCAAGTTGGTTATATCCATACAACAAGAAAAATCCGAACCTTACCAAAATGGGTGAAGGTGATGGCCGTAATGATAAATTATTTACTTACATCTTAAAGCTGCAGTCACAAGGTATGGCTAAAAATGATATTAAAGAAACTATTTCTATTATAAATAACTACATTTTAGAGGAACCGGTGACACAAGGTGAATTAAATGTAATTTTACGTGATGAAGCATTCATGAAGGAGTCCTTTTATATAAAGGGTTCCTTCCAACATGAAAAGTTCGGTGATTTCTTAATCAATGAACATCACATTTGCAAAGTCACTAATGTTCTTCATATTTATAAAGACGGTGTGTATTCGGACAAGCAAGAAGACATTGAAGAAGCAATGATCCGTCACATTCCATCGTTAAAGCGAATGCAACGACAAGAAACTATTGCTTATCTGCAGTTAAAGGCAAAACATAAAAATTTCGCCTCTACCAAATATGTAGTTGTTAAAAATGGCGTATTTAATTTAGAAACGTGGCAATTAGAAGATTTTACACCTGAAATTATCACACGTAATAAAATACCTGTTGCATATATTCTTGGTGCTTATTATGAAGTAACTGATAAGACATTTAATAAAATAGCCGTGAATGATAAAAAGATTCGGGCCATTTTAGAAGAAATAATGGGGTACATTCTATTCCGGCGGAATGAGTTTGCGGCAACGTTTATTCTTACTGGTGATGGTAGTAATGGTAAATCATCGTATTTGAAAATCATTCGTAAATTAATAGGTTCAGATAATGCATCGTCATTAGACTTGAATGAGTTGGATCAGCGCTTTAAAACAGCTGAGTTATTTGGGAAGTTAGCAAACATCGGTGATGATATCGGAAAAGGTTATATAAAAGAATCATCGATATTTAAAAAGCTTTCTACTGGTGAAACATTAAACGTAGAAAGAAAGGGTAAGGATCCATTCGACTTTACGAATTATGCAAAGTTAATCTTTAGTGCAAATGAAATGCCGCGTATTAATGATTTCAGTGATGGATTAGGTCGAAGACTTCAAATTGTTCCTTTCAAAGCGAAGTTTACACCGAATGATGATGATTATGATCCATTTATTACAGATAAGCTGCTAAGTGATGAATCGATGCAATATGTGTTGAACCTGGCATTAAAAAGCTTGAAACGATTACTTGTTGAGAAGAAATTCACGACATCAAAAGCGGTTGAAGATGAATTGATTAAATATCAAGAGGAAAACAATCCTATTATTAGTTTTGTAAATAATGAGGATGTTGAATTGGAACGTGCTGTAGTTGGTGATGTTTATCTGCAGTATAAAGTGTATTGTGCGGAAAATGGTTTTCAATCCGTTAGTAATGTGAATTTTAGCAAACAAGTAAAGCATTTGTATAAATTTGATGTGAAAGTACAGTGGATTGATGGCAAAAGTAAGCGATTATTCATTAAATCTTGACTTTTTTCGGTCAAAAACATAGGGTATTTGACCGTTTTTGGTCACGAAAAACACCCTACTTTCACTAATATATGGTAAAAAACACGTTCCTTACAGTGAAATGCGTAAGGACTTACAGATAAGTGTAAGGCTTGAAACGCTTATGTATCAAGGGATTATAGCAATTCCTTACAGCCTTACAGTGAAAATCAATTTCTTTTAAAATATATAGTTTAAAAAATAAAATTAATATTTATTTAAAAGAAATTTAGGGGGTAAATGCGTAAGGATTCGGTTTTAAAGTGCCATAAACCCAGTGGTATCAAGGGTTTGAGCGCCTTACACATATATTCAAAATGCGTAAGGAATCGTAAGGATATTATCACAAAAGGTAGGTGAATCATCATTTGTTTAACTGGCTGAAGGTATATCAAGAATTAGAACAAGACATAGCGTATTTAGATTACAACTTAGATAAAACAAAAGCTGAATTTAAACGCTGGATCAGTGGTGATTTGCGAGAGGTACGTTTAACTGCTGAATCGGAAGGTGCAAAGGTAGAAGGACGTATTGAAGCAATTGAATATGAATTAGCGCACAAAATGAATGATATGTATAAACTGAAAAAATTAATTAATACTTTCAAAGGATTGGAACATAAAATTGCATATCTGAAATATGTAGAAGGCATGACATTAGAAAAGATTGCTGAAGAACTCAACTACAGTTCACAGTACATTTACAACAAACATGCTGCTATGAGAGAGAAGGTTGAGTACTCAAATAGAACTTAACATTTACTTAAGGTAAGTAATCATTATATAAACCATTGAAAATATGATTTATAGTAATAACATAAGAAATTGACGAAAGGGCAACTGGTGCATGGTTGCTCTTTTATTATGGTAAGTTTAATTTTTGAATTTACGGTAATATTTTGTCTCATTCCTCTGTTTTATGTAGAATTGATATTATGAGAGGAGAGAGATGTTTTGAGTCAGCAAATCAATAAGGAAATGGAAGCGTTAATTAGAGGTTGGGGGTTACCAGAATATCTTAAAGAACAAGAAGGCAATATTGATTATCAGTTTAGTGGTCTTAGAGATGCAAATGGACATGAACAAAGGTATCATTGCTTGGATGGAAATGTGAAATTTTGTCTTTATGATAAAACAAATCAAAAGAATTTATTTATTATGGACTTCTATAAAGAAGGTAAGCCTTTATTTAAAGAAAGCAGAAAGAACGAAAAGGCAATAAGATTGCAATTATTATACGTTATTGATGATTCGTTAAGGGATAAAAAAATAGCTAGTTTTTACGTTAAAAAACTACAGGGATATGCGGTTGATGAAGGGATGGAGTACATCCATGTAGAACCAAATGCTGACGATAAGTTATTTGAAAATAACAAGGTCAATGCATTGAGTCATAAAAATCTGGAACATTTTTATGATAAACTGAGTACTTCCCAAATACCTATAATCGATATTAGTAAAGAGAAAATGAAATGAGAGCATTCCTTATGGAGTGCTTTTTATTATATACAAATTATATAGGTGGTGTTGAGTAAATGATTACTGAAATTAGAAAAACAATATCAGGTACAGAGTATTGGGATAATGAAAAGAAGAAGAGTCTATTTGTTCCTTCAGGTGAAGAACCAGGATTTGAAGTAACTGTTAATCCTGAGACTATGATCGGAGGAATAGATTTTACGAAGGGTAAAGACTTCAGTGCGATTGATGGTAAGGTTATAGATTACGAAATTAACCTGGATGATATGAATGTTGAAGCGTTGCTATCTTTCGCTAAAGATAATTGCATCGATGTACCAGGCAAGTTAAAGAAAGAAGAAACAATTCGTAACTATATCGTTGAGAAGTTAACGACTGATACTGAATGAAATACTGTGACTTCAATGGCTGCCATAACAAGATAAGTAAGGGGCGTTACTGTGAAGAGCATAAGCGTAACAAACCAAAGAAGAAGAAAGACAAGAAGAACATCTACCATCATGATAACAAACCATTCTATCGAACCAATGCATGGAAGTTTGTCAGGTCAAAGGTATACGAAAGAGAGAGTGGATGCTGTCAACGATGTGGAAGGTTCGTCTTTGGCCGAAGTGCTCATGTTCATCATGTAATACCAGTCAAAGAAGATCCAACTCTTAAATTAGAAGAGAATAACCTAAGATTACTTTGTCCAGTTTGTCATACAATCGAAGAAAATGAAGATAAACCCAAAAAAGTTTTTCCGAGTTATTTTGGAAGTCCCCCTATCAAAAATTAAAATTTCTTCTTTGGGGAGGATAGGTAGCGTAGGGGCATTTCTATCGTTAGACAACATTTTTAAAAATAAAGGGGGGTGTGAAATGTCTACGAAAAAAGAGCGTCAAAAAATTGTTGCCGAGAAAACAGAAGCTGAGAAGAATCGGATACTGAAAATCATGCGTAACGCAGATATTTACACCCTTACTTTAGATCCATTAATTGAATCGTATTTAGATATTTTCGAAGTGTATATGACGATGTTTATTGAGTGGAAAGAGAAAGGGTTTCCGCCTACTCAGCGTCACACCAATAAAGCAGGAGCCACAAATAATTCAAAGCATCCATTGGCGCAGCAAGTAGAAACTTGGGCCGATAAAAAAACAAAAGCATTGGATTTATTAGGGCTTACTAATAAGGCTAAACCAGGTAAATATGTTACCGGTGGTTCTACCGTCGGGAAAAATGAAGAAGTGGAAAAACCTACCGCAAAGGTTAGTGAGTTGGATAAACATCGTGCAAAATGGAGAAAAATTACTAATTAATGTTATAATTTATGTAAAAATGAATAGGAGATACATAGATGGATAACATTAATATTTCAAATTTAGTGCAAATAATTTCTCCAATAGTAGGCATTGGCACTTCAATAGTAGCAATAATTATTTCAGTAATTTCTCTAAAGGTGACCAGAAGTTCTATTGAAGAAGCAAATAGACCATATGTAGTTGTTTATAGAGAGTATATCCAGGTCCTATCTAATATCCATGAGTATGTAGTTATAAAAAACTTTGGTAAAAGTGGAGCTACAATTGATTCTATAACATTTGAACCTACATATTTAGATGACATGAGAGGTAAAGAAATTTTTAAGAATACTAGGGATACTTTTATAGCACCGGGACAATCGATATCTACTGTTGTTTCCATAAATCCTTTTGCTGGAGAGCGTAATGATAAAATTAAGGCAACGATAAAATATCATACTGATAAAAAAGAGTATCAAGAGATCATAACTTTAAGTGAGGGAATACTCGAGGATATGACATTTACAAAATCAAGACCATCAAAAGGTAAATCAATTGAAGAAATTATGACAAAAGCTACTGAGGAAATTCTAAGAAGGCGTCTTTAAAAGAATTAGGTCACACATTCGTGTGGCTTTTTATTATGCCTTGGAGGTGGTGTTTATGTGATTGAGCGTGGCGTTAACTATGCAGATATTTATGCGAAGCAAGTAAGAAAGAATCCTAAAAAATATCCAGATACTATCAAAGCAATGGTAGATCGTTATTATAAATGGAAAAAACGTAAAGATATTTGGTTTGATGTGGACCGTGCTAATGAAATGATGGATTGGGTTGAAACATTTGTCCGTCATACTAAAGGTGATTTAGCTGGACAACCTTTTATCCTGGAAGATTGGGAGAAGTTTGCTTACTCCTGGATATATGGATGGGTTCATAAGAATGAAAAAGGGAAAGTTGTACGAGTTACTCGTGAAGCTTATATTCAGGTTCCTAAGAAGAATGGTAAAACTTTAATTGGTGTTGGCGCTCTTGGTTATGCGATGTACGGTGAAGGAGTACTTAGTGCCGATTGTTATTGTTGTGCGAGCGATTTTAACCAGGCTCAATATGCAGCAAAGCCATTTGCAGCAACAATTATGAACCATGATGTATTAATGGAATGTTCACACATTTATAAAGGACCAAAAGGAACGATTTCCAGTGTGACATATGATTATATTCGAGATGATTTAGCTTATCAGAACCAATTCATTGTAATGAGTAAAAACATTCAATCCATTGAGGGTTCCAATCCACACTTCATTCTAAATGACGAGCTTCATGCTCAAGAAAATATGGATCAGTACGATAACTTTAAATCAGCACAGGTTTCTCGTGCTGAGCCGATTATGTTTAATATCAGTACAGCTGGTAAAGGTTCTTCATCGGTTGGTATGCGAGTATATCGTGAAGCAAAAGAAGTATTGAAACGTGATGATAATGATTCAAGTTTCGTCATGATATATGAGCCTAACAAGAATTATGATTGGACAGACCGTAATGTTTGGGAGATGGTTAACCCGAATATTGGTGTTTCTGTAACGATGAGTGCACTGGAAACAGAATTCATCTCAGCATCACGTTCAGCGCATAAAAAAGCCGAATTCCTTTCTAAACATTTGAATGTATTCGTAAATGGAGCTGAAAACTTCTTTGAGCAAGGACAAGTTGAACATGTTCTTGTGGAAGACCTGGGTGATTTAACAGGCAAAACTTGCTACATCGGTTTAGACTTATCGAAAACAACCGATTTAACTTGTGTGAACTTGAATTTCCCTAACTCCGGTTATACCGAAGATGGAAAGTCAATTTTAAAGGTTAAACAAATGTATTTTGTACCAACTGAAGATATTGAACATCGTGAAAAAGAAGATAACGTTCCATATACTGATATGGCTGAACGTGGCTTTGTTACTTTTTGCGATGGAAAGATGATAAATCAGGACCAGGTTATGGATTATATTGTTGAATGTTTAAACCTGTATGATGTACAGCAAATAAACTATGATCCAGCGATGTCTCAAAAGTTAATTGAAAAACTTGAGAATCTTGGTATTGAATGTATTTCTGTAAGTCAGTTTCCTAACGTTATGAATGCGATGATGGATGATTCAGAAATACTTATTTATGAAAAACGTATAATGACTGATAATCCTTTGTTTGTTTATTGCGCTCTTAATGTTGTAGTTGTAACAAATATCAATGGAATGAAAGCCCCAAGTAAGCGACAGTCCAAAAAGAAGATTGATGGATTTGTTGCTTTTTTATGTGCTCATAAAGAAACCATGATGGTTATGGATAGCATAACAGAAGAGGGTATGGATGAATTGATTGGTGATATTTATCGATAAGGAGTAGAACAAAATAAAACAGCTTAGCCAGGAAGCTAAGACTAAACTGTTTTATCACGTACTGTAATTATCAAAATGTTCTTATTGATGCTCTTGGACCTTCACCATTACGAAAAGCATCTCTAATTTCTTTTGTAGCGGACATGTATAAATCCACAATTTCACTTGGTGATTTACCGGTTAAGTCTTGGTTTTGTAAGTAAAGCATTGTTAATGCTTGAATTTTATTACTTGGAAATGTATTTAAGTCAATTTCAGTGGCCATTATTTTCCACCTCCTTCTATTTCATTTTATCAGAAAGAGAGTACGAGTTTAATAATTTTACTATGAAAGGCGGTGAGAAATTGGGTTTAAGGGATAGGTTTTCAAATTACTTATTTAAAAAGGCTGAAAAGCGCGGTTACCTCGATGATGTTTTAGGAAAAAGCATTCGTTACGGCGGTGTGTATGTTACAGATTCAAACATCTTGCAATCTAGTGATGTATATGAATTGTTACAAGACATTAGTAATCAAATGGTATTGGCTGATATTGTTGTGGAAGATGAATTTGGAAATGAAATTAAAGATGATATTGCACTTCAAATCTTAAGGAATCCGAACAACTATCTTACACAATCGGAATTCATTAAATTAATGACGAATACTTATTTACTCGAGGGCGAAACATTCCCAATATTAAATGGTGCTCAAATTCATTTAGCTTCAAATGTTTTCACAGAGTTAGATGATAATTTAGTAGAGCACTTTAATATTGGCGGTCACGAAATTCCTCCATTTATGATTCGTCATGTGAAAAATATTGGCGCAGATCATTTAAGAGGAAAAGGCCTTCTTGATTTGGGAAGAGATACGCTAGAAGGTGTTATGTCAGCTGAGAAAACTTTAACTGATAAATATAAGAAGGGTGGACTATTAGCATTCCTGTTAAATTTGGATGCTCATATCAATCCACAGAATGGTGCGCAGTCAAAGTTAATCAACGCAATTTTAGATCAATTAGAATCAATTGATGAATCTAGGTCTGTAAAAATGATTCCTCTTGGAAAAGGGTACTCAATTGATACGCTTAAAAGCCCGCTAGACGATGAAAAGACCCTAGCATACCTAAATGTATATAAAAAAGATTTAGGTAAGTATTTAGGCATAAATGTGGACACATACACAGAGTTAATCAAAGAAGATATTGAAAAAGCGATGATGTATATCCACAACAAAGCAGTGAGACCAATAATAAAAAATTTTGAAGACCATTTGAGTCTTCTTTTTTATGGCCAAAATTCAGGGAAACGTATCAAATTTAAGATTAATATTCTTGATTTTGTCACTTATAGCAACAAAACGAATATTGGTTACAATCTTGTGCGTACAGCTATTACTTCACCTGATAATGTCGCTGATATGCTTGGATTCCCTAAACAAAATACAAAGGAATCACAAGCTATTTATATTTCAAATGATTTAACTGAAATCGGTAAGAAAGAAGCGAACGATGGTTCATTGGGAGGAGGTGAAGAGAATGAAAATCGAGGTCCGAGGGAATCAAGTCATACTTGATGGTTATGTGAATGTTGTGGACAGAGAAAGTCGAATGTTGCCTTCTCCAAGAGGATATTTCAAAGAGAGAATTGTTCCTAAAACATTTGAAAAGGCATTAAAGAAAGCAAAGAATGTGGACTTGCTTTTTAACCACGATAAGAATAGAAATCTTGGTTCTATTGAAAACGGAAATTTGGAATTGTATGAAGACAATATTGGTTTAAGAGCCATCGCTACGGTTACAGATGAGCAAGTGATTAAGAAGGCAAGGAATAAGGAATTACGTGGTTGGTCATTTGGTTTTGTTTCTGAAAAAGATTCATGGGAAGAAGGTGAATCTGGTGTTCAAAAACGATCTATTGAAGAATTAGAGCTTTTAGAAGTTTCTATTTTGGACATGACGCCAGCTTATGTTGCAACTTCTATTGAAACCAGGGGCGAAAATACAGCCGTGATTGAAATGAGAAGTGAAGAAGCAGCCGTAAAAACAGTTGTGGAAGATGATACAGAAGAAAGAAACAATCTTATTAAACAAATAAAAAAAGTTTTGGAGGAAAATTAACATGAATTTAAAAGAAATCTTAAACGCATCTTTAACAAGAACGAAATCTCGATTAGCGGAATTACAAGGTAAAGTAGAAAAAAATGAAGTTCGTTCAGAAGAACTAGCAGCAATTAAAGCTGAAGTAGAAGAATTAACAAAGGAAGTACAAACTATCACTGATGAGTTAGCAAAATTAGAAGCGGAAGAAAAAGGAGAAGACCCAGACAAAAAGAAAGATGAAGATCCAGATAAAAAAGAAGACCCAGCAGCAAAAGAAAATTCGAATGAAAAAACCGAACTGTCAGAAGAACAACGTTCTGCTATTTCAGCATCTATCGCAGCAGCTCTTTCTACTAAAGGTCATAAATCTACTAAAAATAAAGAAAAGGAAACTCGTTCAGCTTTTGCAAACTACATTGTAGGTAACATTGATGAAACAGAAGCCCGTGCATTAGGGTTAGTGACTGGTAATGGCTCTGTTACTATTCCAGATTTCTTAAGTAAAGAAATTATTACGTATGCTCAAGAAGAAAACTTCTTACGTCGATTAGGAACGGGAGTAAAAACAAAAGAAAATATTAAGTATCCTGTTTTAGTTAAGAAAGCAGAAGCTCAAGGTCATAAAAATGAGCGAACAAATAACGAAATTCCAGAAACAGATATTGAATTCGATGAAATCGAACTATCTCCAACAGAATTTGATGCACTTGCTACTGTAACGAAAAAATTATTAGCACGTACAGGTTTACCGATTGAACAAATCGTTATGGACGAGTTGAAAAAAGCCTATGTTCGTAAAGAAACGCAATATATGGTTAATGGTGATGAAGCGAATAACATCAATGATGGTGCATTAGCAAAGAAAGCTGTTGAGTTTAAAACAGATGAAAAAAATCTTTATGATGCATTAGTAAAAATGAAAAATACACCTGTTAAAGAAGTACGTAAAAAAGCACGATGGGTATTAAATACAGCAGCACTAACAAAAATTGAAACAATGAAAACTGATGATGGTTTCCCATTACTTCGTCCATTTAATCAAGCAGAGGGCGGCATTGGTTATACATTATTAGGCTTCCCTGTTGAGGAAGAAGATGCAATTGATATTCCTGATTCACCAGATACACCAGTATTCTATTTCGGTGATTTCTCTAAGTTCTATATTCAAGATGTTATTGGATCACTAGAAGTACAAAAGTTAGTTGAGTTATTCTCACGTACAAACCGTGTAGGTTTCCGTATCTGGAACTTACTAGATGCTCAATTAATTCATTCTCCATTTGAAGTTCCAGTTTATAAGTACGTCTTGAAAGGTCAAACTACACCGGGTGCTTAATATGGAAGATTTAATTGAGAAATTAAAATCTCATATTCATTGGGAAGAGGGCATGGATGATTCTTTGCTCTCTTTTTATATTGAACAAGCAAAGACTTATGTAAAGAATGCGACAGGTAAACAGACCGAGTATTTAATTATTATGGTCGCCGGTATTATCTATGATTACAGAGTCTCTGAAAAAGAATTAGAACAGGCACTTAATGCTTTAACACCGTTCTTTGTCCAGGAGGTTTATGTCGATGAAGAGAAAGACGAATAAACTCAAATGGATGGGAGAGCTACTTAAATTAGGGGAAACCATTGATCCAGAAAATGACCGAGTTGTAATGGGATATCCGTTAGAACGGAAAATTCGTTATAACAACATTGGAGTTACGGCCACTGATAAATTTACAACGAAAGATACGAATGAAATTGTAAAGAAGATTGAAGTTCGTATTGATCGTGATATTGAAAACAACCAAAAGGATTATCGTGTAAAAGTGGGTGGCCGTATCTATGATATTGAGCGTATTTATGTACGTGAGGAAGACCGATTGATGGAGGTGTCATTGTCCTATGCAAATTAGCTTTCAAGAGTTACGAGACATCATGAAGAAATCTGGTATACCAGTTTATCGTGATAGTGCACCTACAACAGCAAATTATCCTTACATTGTGTATGAATTTGTGAATGAGCAACAGAAAAGAGCTTCTAATAAAGTTATAAAGGATATGCCACTTTATCAAATTGCAGTTATCACAAATGGAACTGAAAAAGATTACGAGACGTTAAAGGCTGTTTTTAACGAAGCAGGCGTGTCTTATTCTCAATTTGATGGAATGGGTTATGACGAGAATGACGACACCATCACGCAGTTTATAACGTATGTGAGGTGTATCCAGTAATGGCTTCAAATAACAATGGTTTTGCTGAAGCTTTAGAAGATATCAATACGCTATTACGTGTGAATAAAAAGGTCGAATTGGATGTGTTAGACGAAGCGGCGAAGTATTTTGCTAGTAAATTAAAGCCAAAGATCAAAGCGTCCAGTAAAAACAAGCGAACGCATTTAAGGGATAGCCTAAAGGTTGTTGTGAAAGATGATCGTGTATCTGTGGAGTTTAAAGATGAGGCCTGGTATTGGTACTTAGCTGAACATGGCCATAAAAAAGCAAATGGTAAGGGACGTGTGAAAGGAAAACACTTTGTTCAGAATACCTTTGATGCAGAAGGTGACAAAATTGCTGATATTATGGCACAAAAAATAATTGATAGAATGTGAGGATGATATACATGACAATTGAAAATAAAGAAATTCAATATTCTGTAGGGATTGAAGATTTATATCTGTGCTTGATGAAGGGAAATGAAACTTCTAGTGCACTACCAACTTATGAGGATATCGTTTATAGACAAACGAATATTTCTGATCTAACGATTTCCACTACTTCTACTAATTTTACAAAGTGGGCATCTAACAAAAAAATTATTAACATTGTCAAAAATACAGCGTTTGGATTAGCTTTTAATCTTGCTGGTCTAAATCGTGAAGTAAAAGATAAAATCTTTGCAAAAACACGTAAAAAAGGTGTGTCTTTTGAAACAGCGAAGGCAAAGGCGTATCCAAAGTTTGCAGTAGGTGTTGTATTTCCTTTAAATGATGGAACTAAAATATTACGTTGGTACCCAAAATGTACAGTTGCTCCAGTAGAGGAATCTTGGAAAACACAAGGTGATGAAATGACTGTGGATGACATTGCTTACACAATTACAGCAGATCCATTGTTATTTAATGATGTAACACAAGCTGAATTGGATACAGGTGATCCAGAGGCAAAAGAAATTAAAGCTGAAGATTTCCTAAAACAAGTAATTTGTGATGAATCTCAACTAGCGCAGCTAGGTGGAACAACTCAAACAGGTAAATAAGGAGGGCAATTATGGCACGTTTAAGTGATTTAGTTAACGTTAATATAAATTTGAATAAAATCAAAATACAGGGTGTTGATATCCCTGTTATTTTTACGTTTGAATCATTCCCTTATGTGGAAGAATCTTATGGGAAACCATATCATGAGTTTGAAAAAGATATGAATGAAATGTTGGCAAAAGAACAATTTAGCTTAGGGGAAAATGAAGCGAAATTGATGCGATCTTTAATTTACGCGATGATGCGTAGTGGAGGTACTGAGTGTACACCAACAGAAGTGAAAAATTCAATTCCGCTTTATGATTTACCTGATATTTTCAAAGTGGTATTTAACATTTTTAACAATCAAAACTTCCAACATTCCGATATGGAGAAGCTCAAGCAAGAAAAAAAGTAAAAAACATACTGACTAAAAACGAGGAATCTCAGTCCGAATTGGACTGGGATTTTTATTTTTATGTTGGTAATACGTTGCTTGGTTTAAGTATGAATGACTTCTGGAAAATAACACCTGCTCATTTTTTAAAACAATTCATTATGCATCTTAGATACAACAATCCGGATGCGTTACATGAGCAGAAAACGAAACAAACCTACACGCTAGATCAAACACCATTCCTATAAGAAATGAGGTGAGAAAATGCCTGGGAATAGTAAAGAAAGAAACGTTGTTCTTAATTTTAAAATGGATGGCCAAGTTCAGTATGCAAATACATTGAAACAAATCAATATGGTTATGAATAATGCAGCGAAAGAATATAAAAATCATATTGCGGCAATGGGCCAAGATGCGACGATGACTGATAAACTTCTTGCTGAAAAGAAGAAGCTTGAAATTCAGATGGAAGCAGCCAAGAAACGTACAGCTATGTTACGTGCTGAATATCAAGCTATGTCCAAGGACACAAGTACAACCGCCGAACAACTCAATAAAATGTACGGGAAGTTGCTTGATGCTGAACGTGCTGAAACTTCTCTTGATAATGCAATGAAAAGAGTGAATGAAGGTCTTTCCGAGCAAACAATTGAAGCTAGGGAAGCACGTGGGACTTTACTTGATTTACAAGAGAATTCTAAGAAACTTGAGGCAGAACAAAAGAAACTAACAAGCTCTTTTAAACTTCAGAATGCTGAATTAGGAGCAAACGCTAGTGAAGCTGATAAGTTGGAATTAGCACAGAAACAACTACGCCAGCAAATGGAAATGACTGATAGGGTCGTCCACAACTTAGAACAACAGTTGAGCGCAGCAAAGCGTGTGTATGGTGAGAATTCTACCGAAGTGCAGCAACTTGAGGCTAAATTAAACCAAGCAAAAACGACATTAAAGCAATTTGAAAACTCATTACAGAGTGTTGGGCGGAGTGGTTCACAAGCGGCGGATGGTATGGCGGAAATCAATAAGAAACTTGATATGAACAATTTAATGGAAGCTGCTGAAGTTCTACAAGGAATATCCGAAAAATTGATTGAAATGGGAAAGTCAATTGTAAATACAGCAATAGAGTTTGATGGATCACAGAGGAAAATTCAAGCTTCATTAGGGTTGACTGGAAAAGGTGCCGAAAATCTTCAAAAGATTGCTGTTGATACATGGAAAAAAGGTTTTGGTGAAAATCTTGAAGAGGTAGATAATGCACTTATAAAGGTCTATCAAAATATGCGCGATGTTCCACATGAAGAATTACAAGGTGCATCGGAAAACGTTTTAACATTAGCTAAAGTTTACGACGTTGATTTAAACGAAGCGACTCGTGGTGCAGGGCAGTTGATGAGTCAATTTGGTTTATCTACACAAGAAACATTTGATTTACTTGCTGCCGGTGCTCAAGAAGGGCTAAATTATTCAGACGAGTTATTTGATAACCTCTCTGAATACGCTCCTTTATTCAAGCAAGGTGGTTTTAGTGCTCAAGAGATGTTTACAATCTTAGCAAACGGGACGCGTGACGGCGCTTATAATTTGGATTATATCAATGATACAGTTGCTGAATTTGGAAAAAAAGTACAAGACGGTTCAAAAGGAACTGCAGATGCTTTTGCTGGGCTTTCAGAGGAAACACAAGGCGTTTGGAAAGCTTTTAACGATGGTAAAGCAACAGCCGCTGATGTGTTCAAGGCTGTAATAGGCGATTTGGGAAGCATGGACGACAAAGTCAAACAAAATCAAATTGGTGTTGGGTTGTTCGCCACTCGTTGGGAAGACATGGGCGCGAAAGCTGTATTAGGACTTACTGATGTAAACGGTGGTCTTGGTGATGTAACTGGACGTATGGATGAAATGAAGAAACTTCAGGAAGAATCTTTGGGGCAGCAATTTCAAAAAGCATTAAGAGAAACACAGGCTGCGCTAGAACCACTTGGAAAGAAATTTGCAGAATTAGCGAAAGATATTTTACCTCCAATTGTTGATGGTGTTAAAGCTGTAATGGATTGGTTTAGTAAATTGTCCGAAGCCGATCAAACGCTTTTAATCGTGATGGGTACATTGAGTACAGCGTTTATTATTCTAACTCCAATTGTAGCAGCTTTAGCCGTTTCATTTGGTGCGTTGAATTTGGCATTTTTACCTGTGATAGCTACCATTGCAGCCGTTTCCTTAGTGATAACTGGTATTATCATGTTAATAAAAAACTGGGGTGCCATAACGGATTGGGTTTCTGAAAAGTGGTCTGAATTTAAAGATTGGTTTGGTGAATTGTGGGATAGCATAGTTCAAACTTGTGAAGATGCTTGGTCATCCACAGTTGATTACTTTTCTGGAGCCTGGTCAGATTTTTTGAATATGGCAAATGAGTTCTTTGAACCTATCGGTCAATTTTTCGCTGATCTATGGACTGGAATTTCTGATACAGCATCGGAAATTTGGACAGGTATTACTGATTATTTTTCAGAATCATGGTCTTCATTCATTGAATTAGCAGATAGTATATTGTCTCCTTTAGGTGAATTTTTTAGTGGATTGTGGACGAGTATTGTTGAAACGGCAACTTCTATTTGGGATCAATTAAAGACAGCTTGGCAAGAAACGTGGGATACAATACTTACAGTTTTAGATCCGATTATTTCAGCAGTTTCCACAGTTTTAGAAGCAGGTTGGCTACTCATTCAAGCAGGGGCACAAATTGCATGGGCTGCAATATCTCAATATATTATACAACCCATCCAGGAAGCGTATGATTGGATAAGTGCAAAAATTGGCGAATTAGTCACATGGCTTAGTACGCAGTGGGAACTTATAAAGGCTGCTGCACAAGTTGCTTGGGGCTTATTTAAACAATATATTACTCAACCTGTTCAAGAAGCATGGGATTGGGTTAAAGAACAGATCGGTACGCTTGTTTCTTGGTTAAATTCACAGTGGGAGACAGTGAAATCATATACCTCCGCAGCGTGGAATCTAGTAAAACAATATGTCATTCAGCCTGTTCAGGAATTGTGGAATGCAACGAAAGAAAAATTGAACGATTTAGCAAATTGGATACTAGGTAATTGGGCTAAAATCCAATCTTACACACTTACGGCATGGAATTTAGTTTATAAATATATTATTGATCCAGTGATTTCAGCTTATAATTCTGCAAAAGAGAAGTTCAATGATATGTACAATACGGCACGGGAAAAATTTGATTCTGTAAAGAATGCAGCGCAAGAAAAATTTGATGCAGCAAAGAGATTTATCGTTGATCCGATAAAAGATGCGGTAGATAAAGTAAAGGGATTCATTGATAAAATCAAAGGGTTTTTCAGTGATTTGAAATTAAAGATTCCAAAGCCAGAAATGCCAAAAATGCCACACTTTAGCCTGCAAACTAGTACGAAAAATATTTTGGGTAAAGACATTACTTTCCCATCCGGTATCGATGTGCAATGGCGTGCAAAAGGCGGTATCTTTACTAGACCTACCATTTTCGGCATGAGTAATGGTCAGTTGCAAGGTGCAGGAGAAGCGGGAAGAGAAGCAGTTTTACCATTGAATAAAAAGACATTAGGTGAGATTGGCGAAGGGATTGCAGCAACGATGTCTACTGAACCAACTGTAATTAATATTTATAATCCTTCAGTGAGGGATGATCGTGATATCGACCACATGGTCGGAAAAATAGATGATGCACTTGCTCAAAAAGGGCGTAATTCAAAAATAGGAATAGGGAGGACTTAAATTGCTAGACATAGGTATCGATAATCAGTTGGCAAGTGAATACGGAATATGTATAGTAGGACGCCCTGTTATTCCTACAGCAGAACAAGAAGTAGAGCATATTGAAGTGTCTGGCAGACATGGTTCACTTACAAAAAAAGGGGCGTTTAAAGACGTTCCTTTAAAAATAAAGTTCAATATGCTTGAAGAAGAGAATATTAAGCCGCTAGTGCGACGTATGAAGTCGTGGTTGATGAATGGAAAAACATTATATTTTACTGATGATGATGTGTATCGAAAAATTAAACATGTTGTAGTAGGTGATATTGTAAATGAAATTGAAGAACACGGTGAATTTGAAGTGGATTTTAAGCTAGATCCCTTTGAATATACAGAGGATGTAAATCTAAAGCTTACCAAACCTGGTGTAATTTATAATCCAGGTACAATTGAATCTGATCCTAAGTTTTGGATTGTGGGAAATGGTACTTTCCGTATAACAATCAATGACGTCTCTTTTCAAATAAAAGATGTGAATGGTTCTGTTGTCATAGACTCAGAATTACTTGAAGCATATACCGATACCATATCAATGAATAATAAAATGGTTGGGCAGTTCCCTATATTCAACGTAGGAGAAAATACAATAGAGTGGTCAGGAGCAATTCAATTCATGGAAATTCGACCTAGGTGGAGATATAAATGATTACTTTATATAAACCAAATGAGACTGACTTTACGCACAATGGTATAGGGGTTTTAGATAAAAATATTTATAACGCAACTGTTGAGGAAGAACTCAATGGTTTATTTTTATTTTCATTTAGTTATCCATTGTTTGCACCACGTGGTCTGGAAATAGAGGGAATGAGTATTATTAAAGTTCCAACTCCTGATGGTGAACAACTATTTCGAGTGGCAGCTCCTAAAGTCAGTATGGGTGAGATTACAGCGCAATGTTATCATATTTTTTATGACTTAACAGAAAACCTAATTGAAGACATTTTTGCTGAAACAACAAATGGTAATGGAGCTATGAATCGTATGTCAGCAGGATGCCAATACAAGCATCCTTTTCAGTTTTATTCAGATGTACCAAAGATAGCCAGTGCACGTATTGTCCGTAAAAATCCTGTGGAAGCATTATTGGATTCTAGTCAAGATAATTCATTTGTTAATCGTTGGGGCGGCGAATTAAAACGAGATAATTTTGATGTGAAGATGCTACTAAATCGCGGCATGGATCGTGGAGTAGTGATTCGCCATAAGAAAGATTTATTAGGATATGAAGGTAATGTGGATTGGAAAAGTCCCATAACTAGAATCATGCCACAAGGTTTTGATGGGTTATTTCTTCCTGAAAAGTATGTGGATAGCCCACTTATAAATAAGTATCCTCATCCTAAAATCAAAGTGGTTGAATTTAAACATATTAAAGCAGCTATTGGTGAAAATGCTGACGATGAAGATGCAGTTCCGTTAGAAGAGGCATATAGGTTATTACGCCAGGCGGCTAAGGATATGTTTGCTATTCAAAAGGTCGATCAGCCTAAAGCAAATTATAACGTTAAGTTCCAGGAGTTATCACAAACGGAAGAGTATAAGGATTATAAGCATTTACAAAGTGTTTATATGGCAGATACGGTTACGGTTGAGCATCAAGAAGACGGTATTGATATAAAGGCGAAGGTAATTGCTTATAAATATGATCCGATAAAAAAAGAGTATCTGGATATAACCATTGGTAACTTCAAAGAATCCTTTACGGACGTTTCCGGTAGAGTTGATTTGGTACAAGAAGAGTTGTCCAATATGCCAGGTTCTATTTTGGATGCAGCAAAAGCAAATGCTACAAGCCTTATTAATTCTGGGTTCGGAGGACATGTCCGTGTTTATCCAGATCGTATTTTAATTATGGATACGAAAGATGAAAAGAGTGCGAAAAAGGTTTGGCAATGGAACTTGAATGGATTAGGGTATTCTTCCACAGGTGTGAATGGCCCATATGGAACTGCCATTACAAGTGACGGAAGAATTGTTGCTGATTTTATTACTGCAGGTACGTTGAGTGGAAATCTTGTGCAAGGTGGAGAAATAACAGGTGCAACATTACGAACTTCAGATAGTGTCAACTATGTAAATATTTCAAAGCAATTCATACGCTTGTATGAGTCATCTAAAACAAGGGTGTTTGTAGGGTATTACAAAAATAGTAGAAATGAAATACAACCTACTCTTATTTTAGGCGGAGATTCAGATTCCACAGGTGCAAATGGGGCTATTATGGTATACCAATTCTCGGATACGAGCGTTAAGTCTGGTGGAATCGGAATTACAAAAGGACTCGAGGGCAATGGATACTTGAATGCAGCTTCTTTATACTTTTCGCAAACAGGGAATGCAATGCTTGATGCTGACAAAATGATTGTCCTAAATGCTCAAAGTGATATGAGGTTTAAAGTCAAAGATCAGTTCCGATTTTATCGTAATGACAATTGGATTGCGAGTATTGGGGTTTCATCTGGAGGAGATACAGATATCATACTTCCAAATGCGATGATACGAAATTCGAGTTACGAAAATGGTTATATTCAAATAAAGACAGCACTTGGATCATATTATCAAGGGGTAATTGCTTCAGACTTTAAAGTTTCTTCTAAAGAAACCTATAAAACCAATATCCGTCCTATTGCATTCAGCGCACTTGAAAAGGTAATGGAATGGGAAATTAAACAGTACAATTTGAAAAACGATATTCCAAAACTGTATGAGATGCGTATGAATCGTGAAGAAGGAGAGCCAACGATTACTACAGATGCAATTCCTACACATTATGGTTTAGTTATTCCAAAAGAAGCAGAGGAAAATGGTGTAGGCTTATACGGAATGCTTTCACAATTGACGAGCGCGTTTCAAGAGTATGTGATGAAAACGGATGCCAGATTGGAAGAATTAGAGCCGTTAAAACCTAAAGGAAACATAAAGAATAGGAACAGAGTAAAACGTCAGAGAAGACCGCCCAGACATGTAAAAAGGAGTAGCTAGAAAGAGGTGTAGTCATGCGAAATGAGGAAATTATGATAGATTTAGCAGATCCTGTGTTTACAAAAACAATTCGCTCAAGACAAAATGATAAAAACGGATTGAAGATTACTGTATATGTCAGAGAAAAGGGGCAACTTGTTGATTTAACAGGATATGCAGTAAAGTATGAAGCAATTAATCAAATTGGACAGTTTGTTCGGGATGATGCCCAAATAGTTGATGCAAAGAATGGCGTATTTTCATACACATTGTCCTCGCAAGCTGTTTCCACATCGGATGATTGGACAGCTTATTTTGTTATGGAAAAAAGTACAGAACGAATGAGTACACCAGACATTCGGATTACATTAAGACGAGATGTAAAAGAAGGAAACATTAAAATAGAAAACTATATTTCAGAGTTCGATAAGCTCAAGAAACAGATAGATGCTTTGCAGCAAGCGATTGATAAAATGGATGTTGTAAAGCGATCAGGCGGGATGATGACAGGTTATCTAACCATGAGACCGACGCCCGGTTCCAATATCGGAGTTGTATTCAATAGCGAGGATAAGTTATTAGATGTGGGTCTTGTAGGAGTCTCGGATGGTCAAGTCTATTTAAAAGACTGGAAAAATAATAAAGTGATGCTTGATAAATCACCTACTGGCGTATTCAATGTTTATGCTGATAATCTTCTAAAAAAAACAGGAGATATTATAACAGGGCTTTTAAAGTTCCATTCTCTGGGTCAAATGTTGATGACTCAACCTGATTCAGCGACAGGTCCTTCTGCTCGTGGGTTACACTACGCGGATAAAGACACAGACGGAAGCGTTAATCGTGGCGGAATTGGACGTTTCAAAGGGGCTAACAACGGTGATGAATATCTGTACATGGGGTTCGGTACGAATCCTTGGGATTCTCAAAGTGGTTTAATAGTTCGTCCTGATGGATCAGCAACCTTGAAAGGTAAAAAAATAGCAACCGCTGATAATGATACAGGATGGATTAACCTTCCTACAACTGGGGTAGAGAATGTTACTGATAGAATTTTGAAGTGTAAAAGAAGTGGAGAACACGTTAATGTAATTGGTTCTATTCGAAATGCGCAAAACGCAACAGTATTTGCTACACTTCCAGTTGGATGTAGACCTGTTCAAGACATTGCGGTTCCAGCTATTATGATAACTGGAGGAGTGAATACAAACTTTTGTGAAGTTACAGTAAAAAAAGATGGTGGGATTTTCGTGAATGGTGTTCAAAGTGGAAGTACCATTCATATTGCGATGAGCTTTTTAATTTAAATATTACAGATTAAGCGTGCATAAGCAGGCTTTTTTATTTTGCTAAAAAGGAGGAGAGAACAGTGGAGGAACAGATTTTCAATTCAATGATTCAACAAGGAGCATTCGCAGCGTTATTTGTGTGGATGCTTTTTACTACGCAAAAAAAGAATGAACAGCGTGAAGAACAGTATCAAAAAGTAATCGAAAAAAACCAGGCAGTTATCGAAGAACAGGCAAAAGCATTTGGTTCACTTTCAAAGGATGTATCAGATATTAAACAAAAAATTATGGGGAATGGTGACGACAAATGAAAAAATCTATTAAATTATTAGCCTCAATTTCTACTGCAGCTATCATTGCATTTACTTCAACAGGTAGTGTATTTGCTGATCGAGAAATGGTTATTCCAGGGTTACCTAAAGTTGAATATCGCAATGGATATGGAGCGTATGAAGGTGTAGTAGCACATTCTACAGCGACTCCTGAAGCACCTGCTATTAATATCCGAAACTATGAAGCAAGAACATGGCGTTCTGCATTTGTACATTATGCAACAGATTGGGATGAAACAATTCAAATTGCTTCTACTAAGTATCAAGCATGGGGAGCAGGCCCAGCAGCCAATAAACGATTTGTTCATGTAGAGCTCTCTGAAACTAGTGATCCTACTAAATTTAAAAAATCCTATGAGAGATATGTGAAGCTACTCGCTAAGATTTTACGTGATAGAAACATTAATCCATCCATTGGATTGTGGACGCATAAAGATATTACGTATAAGCTCGGTGGCACAGATCACGAAGATCCGATTGACTATCTTCGCAGTCATGGTGTATCGGAATCAAAATTCCGTGCTGATGTATTAAAAGCATATAATGGAGATTCTATTTCAGTTAAACCAAAGCCACAGCAACCAAATGAAGTACCTGGTGTTATTAATGAAGTGGGGATAGCGTATATTGATGGATACAATATAAACCTTCGTTCTGGTCCATCCACAACAAATAGTGTTATTCGTAAATTACAAAAAGGTGAATCATATAAAGTATGGGGTAAAGTAGGGAACTGGTTGAATCTTGGAGGAAATCAGTGGATTTATAACGATTCATCATACATTCGCTATAAAGAAGAATCTTCATCTGTGGAAGGCAAACGTGTTGTTTCTAAAGTGAATGACTTACGATTCTATTCAAAAGCTTCCTGGGATGATAGAGATGTTGCGGGAACTGTCGATGAAGGATTAGGATTTACAATCCTTGATAAAGTATCTGTAAATGGCTCGCAGCAGTATAAAGTGAAGAATAGTAGAGGTAATGTGTTTTATATTACAGCTAGTTCTTATTATGTAGAAATTAAATAGTAAGCATAAAAAGTGCCGGCTCTTTAATTGAGTCGGCTTTTTTGTGTTTTATTATTTAATTTGAAGTTCTTTCTTATGTACCCAAAAAGCTTCGTGAGGCTTTATTACAAGAACATCTATTGGTCCACCAACTGATTGATTTCTTATTTGAAAACTCATTGTTTTTTCTGTAGTGTTTACGCAATGCACTGCAAAATCTATAGAGTCCTGAATGTTAAAAGTTTCAAATGGAATTGGGTAATAGGCTAATTCTCTATAGTTTATTTCTTTTCTGTATACATCATTAAGTAAAAGTCTACTAAGGATATCACCAGGATCTCCCTGCCAGGCAGCTCCACCGCCCTTTGTTGAATTTGTCTCAATGTCACCATTATTAAGTCGTACGGTATATAAAATTTGTTCTTTAGTTTTCTTATGATATCCTGTTACGAAGAATGTTGTTTCTAGATTTGCTTTGAGTTTATTAAAATATCCTTTTAATAGTTGAGGGACTACTGAAACACAAGTCTCATCCTTAATATTTTCAGAGATAAAGGAGTTAATAAATTTAGAAATATGGACACCGTCTATATCAGAAACACCAGTAAAAGAAATCCCAATTTGTTTTGCTAAAAAGGTCTTAGTGGTGTTATCTGAATACATTACACTATTTTTAACTCGAGGATTAGTTAAAGTAAGTCGACTATCACTAGCTAATACAATACCATCCCTACAATAAACACATATTGAAATTGACATTCTACTACCCTCTTTTTCTATTATATTTGTAGTGATTATAGATCAGAAATTCTTCTAACTTGTTTTTCTTTCTTCTTAAAATTCTTCTTATACTGTTTGAAGTCTTGTTTATCCACTCTGAATTTCTCGCCAGTAGCAACATTTCTAACCAGGTAAGTCGTGCGTTTGAATTCCCTAATATAATAGATAATTAATCCCACTAAAAGGGATATACACATTGTTGCTGGGATAGCAATAATGCAAAGGACGATAATGAGAGCTGAAATTTTATCTGATTCATAAACTCTTTTTAGAACTAAACGTTTACCAGATGAAGCTTGAGCTTGTTCTAATTGCTGCATACGTTGTAGCGATGCAATCGTGTCATAACTCATGATATAACCTCCTGATAATTAATAACAAAATAATTATATCAAACATTGGAGATATTGGGGTTATTTATAAAAAATTAGCAAATACTAACTCCCAAAGGAGGCTGATATACATATGAGATGTGCAGGAGCCCTTATAAATGCAATGATGGATTATTCTGGAACAATAGAAGGAATGATGGGGTGTTTTCCTAATTTTGAAGAAGGAATTGAAGAGAATCAACAGGTGTTCATGGTACATTTAATCAAGAGTGGTATGGCTGAATATAGTGGTCAAATACCAGGAGATGAAATTGGAAATCCAGATAGAACAGATGTCCCAGCCATGTTTCGTGCTGCCAATAGATATGCTCAAAGGCACGGGTATATCGCAGGAATTCCAAACTTACATCACGATGGTGGGGCAAATGTATATGGGATGATATTCTTTAAAGAAGGAACAGTAGATATTCAAGATGTTAAAGTATCCGATTTGAAGGAATATGTTCCTGGAGATGATGGCAGTAGATTCCGAGCAGTTTTCCGATATAAAAATGCAAAAGAAATGCCGTATTCAGCAGCTTTTCCTAATTTTGAAGAGCAAAACCATAATGGGAATCATGTATTTGGTGTTGTTTTTCTAAAAAATGAAGTTGTTGAAGCAAGGATGATTCCATCTTCTGTAATAAATTTACCAACATATGAACAACGTTTTTGTACAGATAAAACGGGTGCGGTAAAACAAGCAATACAAAATAAGTTAATCAAACTTGCAAAAGGAAATGAAGGTTCTGTAAAAGTAGAAGAATTAGAAATAAAGGGAACTCATGTGAGAGCTAAGGTAAAGGTTCGACACAAACATGTAATAAATATCCTGGGGGCTGAGAAAATTCAATATTCAATAACAACTCCTGTTACATTAGATACTGATGTTTCAAAGCCACAACCAAAAGATATAAAAATATGTGTAAACGCCCCTCTCCCCAATGTGCCGGATATATGTTTAGATGGGGAAGATATCCTACAACTTATTGAGATTCTAGCAACAATACTTGTTGCATGA